TATTTTCTCCTATCTCGCTGTACATGGTATGTTGTTAGTTCCAACTAAAGGTGCTTCTGCAAATGCCATGTAGATGTATGAACCACCAGATTGATTAGTTCCAGTACCAGAACCACTTGAACCACCTCTACATTTAAAACCATTAGAAACTATATCTAAAGTATTATAAGAAGATGTATCTTGTTCAGCATCATTTGAATCTGGTGTTAAAGCAAGATTCATTACATTACTAGTTTCTCTTTTAGTGTCATATAATATCCATTGGTCTGTACCACTTGTTCTTTTAATCATAAGAAACGCAGGTTTAAATCCTGTATAAACAAATGCTCCATCAGTAGAACCATTTCCTGTGTAGCTTCCAAACTTGCTATAACCAGTTTTTTCTGCGAAGCAGTAGGCTATAACACTTTTGCTACTTGGATTATATCTGCTAGATGTACCTATAGTAAAAACTGAACTTGTTGGAGATGTGCTATTAAAAGCATTAGAATTTGCACCAGATGAATCGGTTGTGCTTAAATATAATTCGTTCCCATTTCCAATTGCTTCAGCATAAACTCCCCAATCAACTGATGTTTCTCTATCTTTAAAAAAAATCATCTTTGGCACAGCACCTAATCCATGACCAACAGTTGCTACACTTCCTGTACCTGTATAAGACACAATACTAAATCCACTTGTAGTATTAGCACTAACAGTTGAGGTTATGCTTCCATCTGTGTTTGATGAACCTGCACCATTTGCTTTCCAGTTCCAAGCTACTTGACTTTGAGAATTTCCATTAACATCTCCATTACTGCCTAATGAAAAACCATCACTATCAAAAGAAGTTAAAGTAGTTGAGGTTGTTGCTTCTACTTGAGTATCATTTGTAAATATTCTTTTTGTTGCACCTCTTACTGCATCAAATACATTGTGATAACCATTAGTTGTTCTACTTTTAATCCAAGTCCAATCGGGTTGAAATCCTACTCCAGTTATAGATTGAGTGCTACCATTACCTGTATAAAGTTTAGTATTAAAATGCTCCGAAGATTTATTAATTGTTGTATAAGCCATTATAAGTTTAATCCTTTTGTTGATAAAGCTGTGTAGCCTGTTGGTACATCATATTCAAATATACCATTGCCTGATGCGTTAGTTCCTGCACTAGATACTGCTGTTGTTCCGAAGTAGCCATTGCCGAAGTTCCAAGAGTTATTAACTACAACTGTATTCCCATAATCTCCACTTGCAAATCTATATACACCTGTAGCAGTAGCACCAGTCATAGCTGATGGTGCAGTTATATTTAAAGCACCTGTTCCTGTAGCACCACTTGTAGGGTCGCCACTATTTTGCCAAACACCATTTTTAGAAAAATATAATTTGTTATTATCTAAATCTAATGCAACTCCAATAATATCATTAGTAGTATAACTTGCATAAGTAGAAGTAGTTGAACCAGATTGATTATAAACATTTCCTTGTGCATAATATCCTACTGTATATGCAATTTGACCTAAATGATGAGTAGAAGCATCATTTTGTGAACCAGTAATTCCAATTAAATCATAATTACTACCACCAGAAAAACCAGTTTGTTTGCATTCTGCATAAAATTTACCTGTTGTCATTCCTAATGTTGATGGAACCCAAGCATAAGCACCTGCATTTGAAGTTTGACTTGTATTTCCATTTGAAAATGTAGAACTAGCATAATAATTATCTAAAGGATTTAATGTAGCAAAAACATTGCTTGGACAATCTTCTGTTTTTGTAAGTGTACCACCACCTAAAGAAAAATTATAAGAACCACCAGACGATTGGTCTGTAATTGTATTTCCATCTTTCAATATAAAGAAACCATTAGTTCCATAATCTGCAACAGTAGGAGAAGTATTTATCTTCCACTCTCCAGTTGTTGTGTCTGTTGAACCAAATTGTGCAATGTCTATAACTGAACCATCTACCCAATGCATGTGAGAAATCGAACCATTAAAAAAATCACTACTACCATATCTAAGACCTACTCTTGCAGTATAATCATTGTTCATTGATATACTACCAGTATGTCCACCACTTGTTTGTTGTGAATAATCTTGGTCTTCTGATGATTGAAAATCTGTTATTCTTTCTCCATTAACATAAATTTTACATCTATCAGAAGCAGTTGCTAAACTTCTATCTATTGCAACATATAAATGATACCAAGCATTTACATCTCTATATTTAGCTGTAGTTCTTTTTCTTAAAATATATGCAGTTCTATAATCAGCTACTTCAATATGTCCAAGTTGCATACAAATATCAAAATTATAAGCATTACTATAATAGTGACCTAGAAATCCACCAGTAAGATTATCGTTTGCTAATTTAAACCAACAAGAAAAAGTTCCTTTAATAGAACTTCCTTGTGTAGTCATGTTTCTTGTTAAATATGTATTAGCCATTAGTTAAATTGTCCCCCACCTGTTGCACCGAAGCTAGATTGTAAGCTAAATGCTCTATCTGCTGTTTGACCTTCGGCATCTGTTATTCTGATTGTAAAATTGTAAAGTGTTGCAGTAGTTGAACTACCACCAAAATCTGTTGTTGATAAAACTCCATTTGAAGCAAGAGTTACATTAGCACCTGATAAATTTGAGCCTACTTCAGAAAATGTTACTGCACTATCTGAAGAACCTGCGATTGTAGCTACAGTTCCGCTAAAGTTACCTGCGATTGAACCTAGTGAACCTGCGTTTGTAGAAAATGTAGGTGCTGTAGATGCTGTAATAATATTGTTTGTGCTTCTACCTGCGTTACCATCTGGGTTTTCTATTCTTACATAGTAGTTACCTGTTGCTAAAGTTACATTAACTGAAAGTGTAGTTGCGTTAGTTAAACTAACTGTGTTTGCTACTGTGTGAACTCCAGTTGTAGGATTTATAAATTCAACAATAGGTATTGCAACAAAGTTTGTACCTGTAATATTTATTGTTGTAGCTGTAGCAGGTGCGATTGTTTGAGATACATCTGCTACTGTTGGTTTAGTTTCTGCCGCATCTATCCAAGTTAATTGGTTTGTAGAATTTCCGTTTGTCGCCAAAACTTGATTTGCAGTACCAACTGACGTAGGTAAAATTAAAGTATATGATTGACCTGCTGAATGTGCAGGAGATTGGATTTTAACTCCATGAGAATTTTGTGAACAGTTTAAAGTAATTTTACCATCTGCTGAAGAACCATCTCCTTTTGCAGTTAATGATGTTGCTGTTATTACTTTGTCAGCAATAGTTGTAGGTAATCTTGCGTCATTAATAGTTCCTGAATTAATTGCTGAACCATCAACTGCCGCTACATTAAATGTTCCGTAAGCAACAATATCAACAACATCTCCATTTGATAATGCTGAAGCAAACGCAACTGATGTACCAGAAGTAATTGTAATATCTGATGAAGATAAACGAACTCCGTTTAGATATACGTCAGCAAACCCTGCGTCATACGCTAAAGTATTTCCGTTTGCATCACTTCCTGTTACAGAAGAAACTGCACTTGTAATATTGTATGTGTATCTTTGGCTTGTTCCATTTACTGTAGAACCTGCCGCCGCCCAACCACTAGATTTGTAGACTTTAAGTTCATTCGCCGTTGTATCGAAATATAGGTCTCCAACATTTAAACTTGTTGTCGGTGCTGAACTTGAAATTCTGTATTGTTCTGCAAAGTTATTTACTGAAGCTAAGTTTGTAGCAACAGTATTAATATTTGTTAATCCACCTGCAACATTTGTAATATTTGTGTTAGCTCCTGCTACAGTATTAATGTTGGTAGCATTTGCATTTACAGCATTAATAGCCGTTGCACTTGAGTTAACTGTTGCTATTGCAGAGTTCATACCTGCAACTGTGTTAATGTTTGAGCTGTTAGAATTTACAGCATTTATATTTGTAGAATTATTGTTTACTGCCGTTACTGCCGCAGAAATCCCTGCAACGCTAGTGATGTCAGAAGTTATACCTGCAACTGAATTTATGTTTGAAGCATTACCTGCTACAGCATTTATTTCTGTACTGTCTCCTGCAACTGTATTGATGTTACTTGAATTTGTATTTACTGCATTAATGTTTGTAGAATTATTGTTTACTGCGGTAATAGCTGAAGCTATCCCTGCAACACTTGTAATGTCACTAGAAATACCACCTACAATATTTACATTAGCTATGTTATTTGAAACAACATCAATCTCACTTGTGCTTTCATTTAAGTCGTCTGCAACTGTTTCTATTTCTGATACTGCTTCTGCTAAATCATTGGCTACTGCAATAACTTTACTAATATCTGTAGCTACAGTATTAACTGAACCAATATTGTTTGCTACTGTAGTTATGTTTGCTGAATTTGTATTAGCTGTCCCAATAGCTGTAATGTTACTATTAACAGTATTAATAGCAGTCATGTTGCTATTAACAGTGTTAAGCGTAGCTTTGTCTGTTGCAGATAACCAAGTATTTTCTAGGTAATTTTTAGTTGCCGCATGTTGTGCCGCAGTAGGGTCTGCTACATTTGTTAATCTTTTATTCTGTGCGTCCCACTGAAAATCTGTATTTGAAACTTTGATAACATCACCTGCATCATCAATAGCTTCTTGTGACATAAAGAACGCTTGGTCACTATCTGTATCTAAATCGTTCTCTGTAAGAACTGACCCAGAAGCATAGTCTACTAATTTAGTAGTCTGTGACGTTCTTCTTCTAATCTCAATAGCCGCATCTTGGGCAGGTGCAGAGTTGAAAGTAAGGGTAGTTCCTGCACTATTTAAGCTAAAAGCTGTAGTAACTGACCCTGCTAGAGTAACAGTTAAATCCGCCGTACTTCTGTAACTAAATGGAATAGAATAAGATGTTGTACTGTTATCGCCTGTATAACGTACAAAACTATTTGCCATGTATGATTTTCCTTAATTTTTGATTGGGTTTTACTAAAAGTGTAAGTTTAGTTAATTAGTGCTTTTATTATGGATTTTTGGTTTTGAAATTCCTCTTTTAAATATTCATTTTGAAGTTTAAATCTTTCCATAATTTCAGGGTATTCTTTAATCATTCTTTTATAAGCTACCCCTTCTACTTGGTGTATGACATCAATAATGTATTGAACTTGATAATCTTTTCCAATTACCTCACCTGTAGGGTGCAAGTATAATTTACTTGTAGGGGTTGCGATAGCGTACTCAATGTATTCTTGAACAGTAAATTTCTTACCTTGATAATCTTTATTAGTAATGGCTTTACCATTTTTATCTAAAAAGACTTCTGTTTTTAATTCTAACCATCTATCGTATGCTGTTTGATTTTTAGAGTTTCGTAAGTTTTTTAAATTAAAACCACTATATCTATCTATTTTAGCAGGAGGTAAATAATTAAACTCTTTATCCATTAAGAATTTAGCAGTTGCATTGTTTTTAAAATTAGTCATAGCAAAAGGTGTAGACCATAAACCTGTGTCTCCTCCTAAACCAAACAACCAACCTCTTTTTCTATCAATCGTTTGTCCAAACATATTACGTTTAGGCATAGTAGCGTCTGATGTATTAGTAGGGTTCATAGTTCCTATTCTATCCATAAACGTCCATAAGTCTCTTTCCCACTCATCACCTACTCTGTTTAAATATCTTAAACCACCTGACATAGGTATACCTTTATAAATAAATTGTGCGGCTTGTTGTGCGGCGGCACGTTCAGGACTTCTTGATTTCATAAAGTCATCTGAAGACATAAAGTTAAATAATTCAATAATGTTTTTAGTATAGAATTTAGAAGTAATATTTCTAGTCAACATAGTAATTGCACCTATAGATACTTCTGTTAATTGCTTATCAATACTTGGTGGTAAGTCATCTGTTTCTCTAGCCCAGTTACTATACACGTCCATAACATCAGCCATAATAAACATAGGGGTAAACAATGGGTCTAATCTATTTAAAGAAATATATCTGCCATCATTTGTTTTCCATGAATAAGGTTGCCAACCTGTGTTAGCTTCTTTTTCTTTGTTAACTCTCCAATCTCTATTGCCACCTCCTGTAATTTTACCTGCCATTACAAGACCTAATGCTCCAGTCCACAATAAATAACCCATTTGTATTCTAGCATTAGCCTCTGCCGCCGCCTCTGGGTTTAGGTATCTTGATTTACCAAACACACCTCTAATAGGTGCAGTCATTCTTCCAAGTTTACCTTTACTTAAACCATGTGTTATTTTTTTAAATGTACTAGCACCTGCATCTAAATCTGGTAAATCAGCTTCAGCAAGTAAGTGTCTCATTTGAAATTGGTATCTACCTAGAAAAGGTAAATGTTGAAAATTCCATCTTAATAAATTTGATGGTGTGTTTATAAAGTGAAGACCGAATACTCTAGTCCATTTAGCTTTATTAGCTGTTTGTGATAATATCCAACCTGTAAGTCCACCTTCTTGATTGCCTGTTATAGGGTTTGTTTGTGATGCAGGTTGTGTGTATGAACCTTCTCTAGCATAGTGTAATGGTGCATTTAATCTATCTTCTACAGTGTTTCCTATTTCTACTGCTCTACCTGTTTTATTATCTATAAATTCTGATTGTAATTCTAAAGCTCTTTGTTTGTATTTTTTTCTAAATCCATCACCTTTAAGTATAGAAAAGTCAGGAGTTTCATCTATAATTTTACTATTGATTGCCGCAGTCATTCTAGCTTTAAACATCATAGATTTAAGAAATTCATCTCCTGCTGATAAAATTCTCATAGGTAATGTTACAGTGCCTCCAACAACTTGTTGTCCTTTTTGGATAACTTTACCTGCCATACCTAATCTATCTGTATAAGTTTTACCATACTCATTAATCCATCTTTGAAGTTGTCCTTGTCTAATGTTGCTATCATATTTCATTTGTGTGCTATCAAGTATTGGTCTGCCTTGCCAAAAAGATTTACCTGCTCTTTTTAAAGCATGACCTGTGTAAACAAATTGATATACAAATGTATGTAGGGCTTCTCTCATTATTTGACCTGCTTTAGCTGTATCTCTTGGAAGCATATTTGCTCCTCTTAATAACATAGTTGCAGGTTTCCAAACTGTTTGTGTTAGACCAGATACAATGTTTAATATGTGTGTATCAGGTGAAGATAGTAAGTTGTTGTTAACGTATTCTGCCGCAATGTCCCAACCATCTGCTTTTTTAATATTTTGCATTGCCGCAACAAGTTGTTCTCTATCTCCTAAATCTCCTACAGTTCTCCAAAATTCTATTTGTTGTTCTCTTGTTCCTTTTTTCTTACTTAACAATGTAGGGTCTTCAGGGTCAACAAGTAGTTTTGCTGATTTAGTTCCTATAGCATCTGATTGAAATGCAAATAAACCTCTACCAACATTTTCACCACCTGAACTTAATAATTTTATTCTATTTCTTAATTCATTATCATAAGTAGCTAACTCATTTAACATATCGTCTATTTCATTATCAGTTAAATCTATTCTTTTTAATTCTGTTGAGACCGCACCTATATGGTCATAAATAGTTCTAATTGCATTTTTCTGATACATTACAGTTACATACAATCGTTTAAATTCATCAGAGTTAGCCATGTTGTTTGCTAACTTTCTCATTTTCTTTTCGTCTCCGCCATACTCTAAAACATCTGCTAACATTTGTTCTTTAGTAATTGTTTTCTTTTCTATTTGTTCTGTAACTTCTGCAATACTATTTTTTACAAATGCTTCAAACCCACCTTGTTTTTGTTTAGTAGCATTGATAGCTAATTTAGGTGGTTTATCGTCTGGTCTAATTTTATCGCCTCTTAATTTTTTAAGATATTCTTTTGTAGTTTTGGGAGGTTTTTCTTGTTTAGGAGCATTGACATCTGCTTTGCTAGATTTGTTTGTAATAGTTAATTCATCAAATAATTTAGCACCTGTAGTGGTACTCTTACCATAATTGTGAATGTCATTTAAATTTTTAACAGAGTTTTTAGTAAGACTTCTATTTGTTAATTTAAAAGCACCTGCTGTAAATCCTGCACCAAAGATAGTACCAAAACCAAACCCTGCGGCAGTTGCTATGCCTGATTGTTTTAGACTAACTTCATCTTGTATACCTGCTTTAACAGCAGTATTTTGTAATAATATATCTTGTCCACCTGCAATACCTGCATTGATGTAACCTTCTGCTAATGCACCTTTTTTAATTGCTTTGCCTAAAGCTAATTGTTCAGCTTCTTTTGCGGCTTCTCTAATTGTAATTTCTGATATTTCTTTAGCCATCTTATCTTTAAGAGCAACTCTTAAAGCGGCTTTGTAACCTTGTTTTGCGGCTTGACCACCAACACCTAATCCTATTAAGTTAACTGGGTCTGCTAACATAGCACCACCATTATCAATTAACCATGAACCAAAAGTTCTATTTGGGTCATTCCAAAATGAAGGAAGTTGTGCATACGTTTGTTGTATATAAGAAAATTCTTTTATTCTGTTTTCATCTTCTTCACCAAAAACATTAGCCATGTCCATGCCCATAGAAACTGTATTGTTGTTTCTCCAAGACCTATCTTCATAAAAATAATCTAATAAATCTGCGTGAGACATATTATTAAAAGTATTGTCTGCTTCTCTGTAAGAATAGTAACTTTTTAACGTGTTGTAAAAATTTTCTGTTTGTATTTCTTCTAATGCTAACGCCGCACTATCTGGTTTTGCTAAATCTTCTGCAAAAGTTTGTGTAGTAATTGTGCTACTTTTATTAATAGAAGTTGCCATTATTTATTTTTTCCTCTTAATATAGTTAATGCCGCATCTACAATTTCAGTAGTTACGTTATTTCCTAAACCTGTTGCGATTGTTTTAAGTAAATTTTCATAATCTCCTTGTTCCATAGCGTCCATCTGTGTTTGACTAAAATTAGAACTATCTAAAATTTGTGCAACTACTGTAGGTAATTGTTCATTTGCAAATCTAATTTTACTTTCTGCATCACTTTCACCAAATGCACTATCATCACCTGTAAAAGGTATTCCTGCAAATGAAGGGTCAAATTTATCTAATGTTTCATTTATTAATTTAGTATTTCCTAATTGATTATCTGAAAGAATATTAGAAACAGTTTGTACCATATCAGGTATTTCTGCTAGTTCATATTTTTCATCTTTTACCTTTTTAGCTTCTTCAGCTTCTTTTATTTGTTGTTCATATTCAGGCATAGATTTTAAACTTGGTGCAATATTACCTTCTGTAAAATTCTTAATTACAATGTCACCCATTTTTTGTAAAAATTCTTCACGTTCAAAAGTAGAAGGTTGTTTTCCATTTTCTTTTTCATATTGAAATTCAAAATCATACAATTCTTTCTTCATGTAATTGTGTGCATTTCTAATAGCTTGATTACCATTTTCTTTAAGTATTCCACCTGAAGTAAAATTACCTCTAACAGCGTTTTCAATGTATTTAAGACCTTCTTTGTACGTTGTGTTGGTTGTATGTACTGAACCTTGTCTAGTGCTAGATTTTGACCAACTTTCAAATAACGACAATGTAGGGGAAAGTAATCTTGGGTCTATGTTTAATTCATTTATTGCTTGAGCAATTTCTTCTTGGCTAGTAAACTCACCATCATAAATACTAGATACTAACTGGTTGTAAACAGCAGGGTCAGTATCAATGTAAGTGTTGTTATTCATTAATCTATCAAAATTTTCAATATAAGATGGAACACCTATTTCTTCTAATTGGTCTCTAATTTCCATTAATTCAGCATGGTTTTTATCTCTTTTAAAAACTCCATCAGCAGTTGCTTCTTCTACTTGTTCAAAGATAGACGCATTTATGTCTCTTACTAATTGTTTTTCGTTTTCATTTTTTTCTGTTCTGTCATTAATAATTAATGCTCTTCTTTTAGCTTCTAATTTTTCTTGAATAATTAAAATTTCTTTTGATTTTCTTGACGCTATAGTTCCAATAGCTGAACCATTTTTTGAATAACCTAAATTTGTATTTAACAATACATCTGCTCTGTTTAAATCTGCTTCTGTTTTAGCATTAGCAATGATGTCAACTATACTTCTTCTAACAACTGCTAGTGTTTCTGCATTAGTATATAATAAAGTTGAACCTGTCCCATCTCTCATTGGTAATGGAACTTGCATATCTTTTAATATTAATGGTAAATTTTTCTTTAAAGTTTCTGTAGGTTCATCAGATAATATACTTACACCTTCCATAACTTTCTTTTCAGAATTATAAGCGGCTCTATTTTCAGCATCATTTAATGCGTCTACAGATTTGAATTTATTAAAATGTGTTGTAAATCCTAACAGTGTAGCACTATCCATTGATGCTGTATCAGGCATATATTCTTTATAGAACATATCAAGATTTTTACTTTCGTCAGTAATATCATATTTATCTTTGTTAGCTTTAATATTTGTTATTACTTCATGTGCTTTTACTTTACCTGCATGATAATTTGTAGTTGCATCAATGTATTTACCAGTCAACTCTGGGTGTTTACCTGCAATAATTTGTGATTGTATCTGTTCAAATGTATTTCCATTGGCATATAACTCATCTATCTTTGCAATAGCTTTATCTTTTTTTCTATCTATTCTTAAACTTTCTGCTTTACCAACTTTATAACCTGCGTTTTTTAGTGATTTAGCTAAACCATCAGTAGCACTACCTGTTGCTACATACCCTGCGTTAGCCGCACCATAGTATTTGTTTGTTGCTTGTCTATTATATTTTGCCATTATGATGTTTTCTTCGCCTCATTATTAGATTGATAAGTTTGGTAACCTTCGTATGCACTACTTGCTACATCAATAATTAATCCAGTTCTTGAAGGTTCTATAGGTTGTTTTAAACTGTTATAAGTTTTAGATAGATTAGCGTATGCTTCTGTTTGTTGGTTTTGAAATATTTGTACATCTTTGTCATAACCACTTGTTATTTCATTCCAGTCATCATCAAATAGATAGCCTATAGACTGTACTATTTTAGTATTGTTACCAAAACCTAAATTTGTTTTTTGTGATATTTCTAAATTCTTTTCTGCTTTACTTTTTATTTCAGCTTTAGATTTCTCCATATCAGCATTAACTTTTTCTTGGTCAATTTTATTCATGTCATGTAAATATCCTCTATCGGCATTTCGTCTTGTTGTCTCTTGGTCTCTTCTGATAGCTTTGTTTTCAGCTTTCTTATTTTGATATTCAACAACTGAACCTGCTATCTGAAGTGCCGCAGGAATACTACACATATTTATTTTACCTCTTTCATCATTAATAAAAATGGCATCTTACCGATACCAAAATCTCCTATTTTTCTTTTTGGTTCAAATCCTAAAAATTGTAACCATTTTAAACTTTTCCAATTTCTTTCATCTACAAAATTATAGACGTACTCATAATCTTTACTCATCTCTGCTACCCATTTAGGACATTCTTGTATGAATTGTTTTGTATGTTTAAATAAATCCTCACTAGATAATAACCACACTACTCCGTAGCCTTTTTCTTTTGATGGACTAGAACCAAACATACCAATTACACCTTCTGACTTTGTTCCAATAATAGAATAAATTTTACCTTTGTCTGTAAATGGTATTACTAAAGCCTCTAATGGTGATGCACCATCTGAAGCCATAATCTCTTGCCTGTCACCTTTTCTCATTTTTGGTGCTAACTCTAACGCATCTTTTAATTCTGCTTTTCTAACGTAATTCTCTTTCATTAAATCCTTCTTGCTCTATTGTGATAATAACCTTCAACTTCTGCACCTGCGATATACATAGGCAAGTGAGATGACGATTTAATATCTAAAGTAAATTCTGTGTTTTGACATTGTACAGGTACTCTTAAAGTTCCTGTTGCTATAGCAGGTTGTCCTACCACTGATGTGGCTGTACCAATAACATAACCATTCATAATAGCTGTAGACGTATCTCTATTAGTAGGAGTAACTTCTACTTGGAAGAACCCGCTGTTTTCAAAGTTAAATGATATGTTTCGTATTTGGTATCTACCTGAAGTTACTGCTACTAATCCTCTTCCAGTATTCTCTCTAACATACTGTGTAGACATTGTGTATTTACTTTCGTATGGAACACCAATGTATAACGCTGTGTGGTTTCCTACGATTGTATATGTTGAACCTGCTGTATTTGTTGCTGTGTAGTTATTACCATTTGTTTTATCTACTGCAATCAATCCTGTTTTTGCACCATAAGGTGATGTAAACGTAGTTAAACCTGTTGTTGTACTATACGTTCCTGTAACTGAAGTTTTAAGGTCAATATAAACTCCATGACCTATTGCTGTATCTTTTAAATTTCTTAAATCTATTTTTAATAGTTTTGTAGTAGTTCCTTCTGACGCTAATACATAAATAAAACTTTCTAATGACATAGCACCAATAATCTTAACACCTTTAAATTCCCATTTAGACCATGCGTTCTGTACTTTTTCACCACCATCAAAGAAATACTTATAGATATACATTGTGTTAGCGTATGTTGTAGACACTGTGCCACTATAAGGTGCTGTTTGACTATCTGCTGTATCTGACGCTAGAAATATAAGCGTGTCTTCTGTTGTATTACTTATAATTTGATAACAGTTAGTAGGTATTAAGTTTCCTACTGATACTGTAATGTCCATACCATCATTAGTAAGTGTATCATCATCAGCAAAATATTCTCTTATTGCTGTATTGTTTGTTCTTGCTTGTGCAAAGTATGCAAACTTACCTGCTGATACTGGTGTTACTTTATCATCATGTTCAAATGAAGATACTTCATTAAGTATAGCTGATGTAGGTGATATACTTTCACCTGAACTATCTAATTTATATTGTGCTGTATCAGAAAATAATAATAAACTTTCATTAAATCCTACAGAGTTTTTAAGTGTATTAACTTGTGTACCTGAAGCCGCTATATCAATAGGGTCAGTATCTAATACTTGTGTAGATGTTGTTGAAAAGTAATTAAAGAAAGAAGCATTTTCTGTTAATACTAAATTTTCTCCTGATAATATGCCAAATCTGTTTTTGTAAAATGTTACGTTGTTAACTTTTTTACCAACAAAAGTTGGATTAGGATTTGTGTCAATATCTCCACAGGTTCTATCTGTCCAATCTAATTGTTGAAATGTAAATGTACCATTGTTGTTATTAACCAATGCGTGTGGCATTGTAGAATTATCTAAACCTACAGAAGTTGCAGGTGCTATAGTTTCATTCCATACACCAGATTTACCTGAAAATTTTACATAATAATCAGAAAGAGTATCTCCTTCTTCTCCAGTAATTTTTAGAATTACACCTGCTTTTCCATAAAAAGGTAACTTACTAAAATCTTGTATTTCATCTCTGATAGCATACATAGCTGTGTTACCAGAACCATCAGAAGAACTAAGTGTATAGTTTGCATTGTTATCTGTCGGTTTTCCATAAATAACACTATCAAATGCTTCAAATGTAAAATGAGATGTAAAACCAGAATAATTTGCTAACCCTTGTGTTGTAGATTGAGTTGCATTGTTATCTGTTCTGACAACTTTAAAACCAATACCATCTGCATTACTATCCCAGTGTGTACTAGAAGTTCCATACAAAAGTATATCTGTAATTTTATTTGTATCTCTAAATTTACTGTCAGTAGCCGCATCATTACCTGAAGGCAACTGAAAGACTACTTCTAGTTCTTGTGCCATTGATGGGTGTTTCAATGCTACTTTATATTCTCTACCATAGTTTGTTAGTTTACAAACAATTAAGAACTCTTCTACTTTAGCCGCAGACGTTGTACTGTCAGCCGCTACTGTTGTTGCTGTGTTAGCAATAAATGTATAATCAGCAATGTTAACTAACTTAAAGTTTTCTCTAGGGTTTGTTGAAGTTAGATAACTTGAACCACTTGCAACTGTAACTGTCTTTTCATTACCTTGTAAATCAAATACTTTAATACCACCATTATATAAAGCTACAATGTATTGATTATTAGCATCTCTTTGTATTTGCCAAAATTTTGTTTTATTAGAATAAATATTACTACTGTCTAATGTTGCTACAAAATCTAAAGGAGGTCTTTTAGATAGACCATCTACTAAACCATTTTGTAGATTTACTTGGTCTTCTCCCTGATTGATACCTCTTTGTGTTGGTGTCTGTTGGGACAAACCATTTAAGAAGTTAGGAATAGATTGTGAAACAACACTTCCCATAATTAGTAATGCCTTCTAGTGGGTCTATGAATTATAGAGAATGTATTGCTATCACCTTCAAGCATATTAATGTCACTCTCTTGGCTATCTGCTTGATGAAATGCCATAAGAGCTTCATTCTCATCTTGACCAATTAATTGTGTAATCTCTTTATCACCAATAAATCTAGCCGCAAATCTTCTTGCCGCTTTTAATGTAATATATTGTCTTGCGTATTCTGGTAAATCTTCAAACTGTTGTACTAAAACTAAATCTACTGATTTAGGTGCAGTAGTAAATACGTCTGTATGGTTTTCCATGTCGTATAAGTAACCACTTCTAATAGTGTAATTTAGGTGTCTGAATTGAGAGTTTGCGTCAGCCTTTACGCAGTTTGAAGGTAGGGGTACTTTGCTGTCACTGTCTAAAGATAGTGATTTATAATTTGTATGTGTGTTAAAATTCCACCCTTGTGATTGGATAGACATAGATGTTTCATTAAGAATATTTTTTGCTGTACTTACATCAACTGTAGTAGTGCCTGTAATACTATTTACTGGAGCTTCTCCAATAGTAGATAGCATTATGTTTACAGCTTGTAATTCGCTTGTGGGTGTAATTTGTGTAGTCATCTATCCTTTGTGTTAAATTTTGTGTAAAAACACTGGGCGGATTGTCAGTGTTAATCTCCGCCCAATGTAAGTAGAAGTATTATGCTTCTTTAATACCGACTGCCGCTTCTGGTCTTAATACACCATGACCCATGCTGTATTTAGCTACCATTAACGTACCTTGTCTTCTGATGTCGTACTCTTTTTCAACAGCTAAATCCATTAGCTTAACAGTTCCAACTGCTGAAGGGTGAGATACAAGAGCAACAAAGTTTGATAGGTTAACTGCTTGAGGAGTTGACCCACCATTAGTTGCTGAACCTGCGTCTGCACCTGAAGTAACATTAGAAGATACAAAATGAGGAACTGGTACTAATTCAATTCCTGCAATTTTTGCAACTTTTCCTGATGCAACACCACCATTAGCACCACCACTGAAGTCAACATTGACTGCATTAGTAGCATTCGCTAATTTGTAGTATTCTTCAAGTCTCATAAAGCATTTTCTGCCTTCTGAAGGAACGTAGTTTGCATCAAGTTCTTTAGCCGCCGCAAAGATAGCATCTATCATTGCGTTAGCCGCAGTAGCATCTGTAGAAGATGCGATACCTGTGTTTACTACGTTAGTTGTAGCGTCTCCACCAGTTACGTTTGCACTAGCTAGAGTTGCTTGACCAATAGTTTGTAAGATATGCTTATCTTTTTGGAAAGATAATGCTCTACCCATTTCAGTAGAGTACGCACTTCTTACGTCCCAATGGTTTTTTGCTTCTTCGATATTCGATACGAATACTGAAGATATTAAAAGGTCATTAATTGTAATAACCTTTTCGTTTGAGTTAACTGCAGAACCTAATATTTCAGCACCAACTGCGTGATATTCCGCACCAATTCTTCCCATTACTGGAAAAGATGCAGATTTGCCGTTACTGATACTTCTTACCATATCAGCACCTTGTGTTTTTGAAGCTCTGTCAAATGAAGTAATTACTTCACCTGCGAATACTTTTAAAAACAGGGCATCATCACGAGTAGAACCACTATTAGCATTTCCGAATTTAACTGGATTTGCGTTTGACATGTGATTGTCTCCTTTTTTGATGTTAGTTTATAAAAGCCTCTTCAATAAAGTTATTTAGTCAAGATTGTCCTCCGCAGAGGGTCAAGTTATTTGGCTAAATTAAAGTTGGCAGTTGCCACGCATAAGCGTTGCACAACTATTTTTTAGTTACAGTTCCACTTTCTTAAAGCTAATGCTTTTCTAGTAGGTTTTCCGTTTTTAGACATAGCACCAGATACTCCACTCATTCTAGCACAGAAGCTCTTTTTTCTTCCTGCCGCCCTTGAACCTGCTTTAGGATTTCCTGTGACTGGAGCTTTTAAGTTATGTCCTTTTTTCTTAAAGAAAGCCCTACCTCTAGCATTTAAACCACCAGTAGGACTTTGATATTTTTTAGCAACCATTATGCTTTCGCAGTTTTGGCGGCACGTTTGAATTGTTTAGCAGTAGGTCTTCCTTTAGTACCTGCTGTTCGCATCTTTTCACCTGAACCTGCTTTAATTCTAGCACGTTTCTTATGAATGTTGGCGTATAATCCGTTCTTTGCCATTATGCTTTTTTCTTCTTATTCATTATTTTAGATTTTAAAGCGGCAGGTAATCTTTTCTGTCCACCTTTTAATACTTTACTTGGTTTCTTTGGTTTCTTTCCGTACATTGTTTTTTCCTTCTGTTACGTTTTTAGTTATTTCATCAATTTCTGATATGGCATGTTTTGCATGTACTAATTTATCAAACTGTGATTTTATAGTTTTCATAAAATTATCATGGTCTGCAACACCAACAGAATTTTTTAAAAATGTATCAATAACTGCTGTACTCTCCGCAACCTCTGCGTCATACAGCTTTCTTAAAGCTACTAACCACATATTATAAATCTGATTTAGCTAATTTATCTTGAACCATTGCTTGATAAGCAGGGTCTTTTGAATACCTGTCATCACCCATAGCGGCAGTAACTTCAGCCCAAGACCTATAACCATCTTGTCCTGTGATTGTACCTTTGCCTTCTACGAGACTTGGTTCATTACCATTTGCACTTTCAAATTTAGCTTTTAATCCTACGACTGCTAACTTTGCAGTTTCAACATCTTTAGAATTAACGGCTGTATTGTAAGCTGTCTTTTCTTGTTCGGACATATTTTCTGCCGCCCAATTAGACATCTCTGCATAAGCATCTGCACCACCTACCATATCTTTAATAGATGTTGCTTGTTGGTCAGCGATTGCTTTTTGACCTTCAATAAACTGGTTTACATAATCTTTAGGTATACCTGCTTTTTCTAATGCTTCGTATGATTTTACATCTAGTTCACCTTTTTCATTATACTCTGTTGCAAGGTTATCCATATTCAAACCTGCACTCTCAACTGCTTTTTCAGCAATATCTAAATCAGTTGTTTTTGTTTCTGTTTTAGGAGCATCTTCTTTAGGTGCTTCTTCTTTGTTGTCACCAAGTTTCTTTTCTAACTCTGAATATGACTTTGCTAAATCTTCAACACTGTTGAATTTTTCAGGTAAGCCTTCAGGTTTACTTTGTGTAACATTATTTTCTACTGGTTTTTCGCTAGTAGTTTCTGCTTCTTTTATCTCTATTGTATCTACCATTTGTGTTTCCTTATTGTGGTTTAGTTAGATTGTTTGCGACTTGTGGGATAGCTTTCTCTGCCATCTGAACCATCTGTTGTTCTTGCATTTGTTCTTCTTGTGCCGCTTGTTCTTCTGCTAGTTGCTCTTGTGATTTTAATAAACCATCTGTATCAATCCCTAAACCAATAGCGATACGTTTGATTAAATCATCAGGGTTTAACGCCTGAACAACTTGCGGATTTATCTGTGCAAGATTTCCTATCTCTGCAACAAATTCTCTTAATTTTTGTAAATCATTACCTCTACCTAATGCTTCAATACCAGTAATAATAGTTGGTTGAACTGTACCTTTAGGTAGTTTTGGTATTTCATTTGCTTGTTCCATTCTCTTCATCAGTATAGAAACTAATGGTAGTTGGAACTCTTGTGATAGTAATGAATAAATACCACCCATAGCAGTCTCTAATTGTTCTGCCATGTATCTAATTTCTTGTGCAGTAACTCTTTCTGCATCTCTTTGTATTGCTGTGTGTAGTAAGAATGCGTAAGACATTCTCTCTTCTAATTTAGCAATACTTCTTTCGACTACTTGTAAATCATATTGTTTCTGTGCTTGTAGTACAGACACATCATCAGCCGTACCAGTAATGATGTCACCATTTCTAGTCATAGCTAAATCTTTTTTTCTAGTAACAGAGTTAGGTCTAACCA